GTATTTCTTGCTCTGACTGCATATAACAACCTTCATACACTTCGCTATTTTCAATTGCATTTTTATCGTTGTTGGTGCTTTTTCTACCAATTTGAATAAGCTTGTCCTGATAATACAAATCTTCCTTTTTTGGTGCATGACTATCAGTTGTAATAATAAATGGAGTGTTTGTTCGTTTTGAAAGTTCTAATATTTTCTGATTATATAAACATTGGTCTTGATGTGAATGCGACTGCATTTCAAGAAAGAAATATGGAAATGCTTCTTTATATTCATTGATATATTCAACGCATTTTTCAAAATCTGATTCTCTTGCTAATTTACTCGCTAGGCAAGCAGATGAAATGACAAAATTTTCGGCATACGGTTTTATATCCTCTATGGTACATCGTGGTTTAAAATAAAACCCTTCAAAATTACTTTTTGTAATGACTTTATTCAAGTCCTTTCTACCTTGTTCATTTCTTATTAAACAGATTAAATGAAAGTATTTATTGTCCTTATCCTTGATTGCTATATCTTCGCATTCATACAACTCACATCCGTAAATTACTTTAATTTCTGGATAGTCTTTTTTTATAAGGTCGTAGTATATATGAGCATATGCGTTGCCGTGATTTGTTATAGCATATGCGTTTAATCCTATCTCCTTGGCTCTGTCCAACATTTCCTTTGGGCTTCCATAACCATCCAACAATGAATAAAAATCATGATTATGTAATGAACTATACATAATTTACCTCCTACCAATCGTCATCTTCATCATTGCCACTTGTATTAATAACCTCCACGTCCTCAATTATAATCTGAGGTGTTCTAACGCCGTTATATTCATTGATTGAAGGCTTTCCAACAATATTAAATGTAATGCTATCATTATCGTCCCAAGCGTTTTGCAAAAAATCATATAACTGATTACCATTCTTACATTTAAACTGAATATATTTAATATCATTTACCATAAAACTGATAGTATCTTCGTTTTTACCGAATACCTCAAAACAATCTCTTGTTAATGATATATTCTCTATTGCAAGCATTGGTTCATTAATTCCTTGACATATAATATCTTCAAATTGTGACAACTTAATAATTAATGAGATTGTAATATGTTCAATATCCAAGATAAAATCTACACAATATGTAGAATCATATTCAGTATCCTTAAGAATATTATTCATCATACTTATTGCTTTTTCTTTATCATCAATTGGCAAATTTACAATACCAAAAGCATTAGCGTGACCTTTACCACTGACAATACCTGTAGAATTAACAAGATCCTTAAAGCTGTCAATTGGACTATTATCAATATTCCTTGCACTACCACCGAATACTGTCATTCTTGTCTTTTTATCAAAATGTTTTTGTAGTAGAATACAAGGCTTGTTATATTGTTCTGCAATTTTAATTGCTACAACGCCTGTTAGTCCACTATCAAGTAAGTCCGATACATCAACCATAATGACCTTATCATCTAGAGGAAGTTCATCTATTACTTCTGAAATAGCCTTTACACCTTTCTCTTTCATTTTATCTTGTCGAGCCTTTGCGTTTTTGCAAAGTCTGGCAGCTCTATCATAAATGCTTTCTTGAATTGTTTCTGACGGTCTATTTTTAGTAGCTCTTTTTTTATATTCAAAGAATTCATCCGTTTCAATAAAGGCTCTAAATAATAACTCTTTTTCGTCAGCCGACCCAATCCTTATCATTCCGTTTAAGATAGGAGTTATATACCATTGAATATTATGGATATTAACTTTGCCGTTCATACTGTAATCTTGTGCTTTAATGAGTGACTGAAAACATTTATTTTTAATATTGAGTAATCCAAGATTTGTGATGTATCTTGTTTCAAATGAACGCATATCCATAACATCACTAATATTTGCTAGTGCACATAAGTCTAAATAATCATCTGCAAACTCATTCCAAGTTTCAGTGTCTAATGCTTGCAAAAACTTGTACACCACTCCTGCTCCACAAAAATCCTTGTTAGAGTAATTCTTACTCATCTGATTGTTTACAATCAAAGCATATGGATTTTTTTCTTCCGATTCATGATGGTCGAGAATAAGTACATCAATGCCTTTTTCAGAAAGTTCCTGACATTGCTCTGTATCATTCGTCCCGGCATCAGGAATAACCAATAACTTTGTATTATCAGGTATTACAATATCATCATCTAATCCATGTGCCTTTGCTCTTGTATGCAGTATGTACTCAACAGGATAACTACCGTCCATTTTTTTGATATATGAATATATCATAGCTGCCGAGCAAAATCCGTCCGGATCTTCATCTACAAGTATTTCAATTTTATCTTTATTGTTAAAGTGCTTCATAAATAGTTCTACTGCTTTATTTATATTCTCCAATTTCTCATACGGAATTAAAACACTTTCATTTAAATTAAGATATTTTTCATAATCATTAATACCTCTGTTTTTCAAAACTTCCGCTAATACATTGGAAGTGTTATTATTGCTATTTTCATATAATCTGTACTTCAAATACACACCTTCCTATCTTAATCTGTATATATTATTTTTAACCATATGTTCCCAATTTGTAGGCTTGTCAGTCGGTGATTCTTTCTCATTTAGAACATTATCCTCGTCAAACATATAGTAGAGTGGAACACCTTCTGGAAATCTTTCTGCCAATTCTTCTAATTCTTCTCTAGTTACATCTTTATCAAAGCAAAAAATTATGTCTACTCCCAACCTAACAAGTAAATCAATCTGATATTGTGATAGCTCCTTACCACCCGTACCGCCAGTATTTCGATAGCCATAACTCCATGCTTGTTCTACAAATTTTTCCGCCTCACCCACATAAATACGTCCTACTCTTTTTATATAAGGAAGAGTTTTATATAGTCCATATATAATTTTCGACTTTGCACATGGTTCTAAATAAATATATTTACTCATTCCATCAGGCACTTTTCTATCAAAATATCTTGCTTTTACACCAACTAAATCTCCCAATTCAGAACGAATAGGAATTGTGTATCGGTTGGTTTCTTCATCAAATCCTATTTCAAATTCTCTTTGTGTTTCATAATCAATATAATCTTCGTAAAACAAATCGTTCACATACGGTTTATAATATGAAAGTATATTTTCTGAAATAGGCTGTAATGGCTTTTCTTTTTCTTCTGATATATTAGAATCCATATCTTCTAACATTTTCAGTATTTTGAAACTATCAGGAATATCTTCTTCAAAATCATGATAATAGGATATTCCTATTTCCGAGCATATTGCCTTCAACCCCTCTGGGAATGTAAGGTTTTTAACATAGCATACAAGATCAATAATGTCTGTTTGCCTATTACCTTTTATCATCTGTCGAGTTTTATTTAAGCAGATAAGAGATTCATTATTGTATAAAATGATTGCACCTTTGTTGTCCCCATCAGGATTGCCGGCTGTCCAATATGCTCCGACTGAATGATACTTAATGTGATGGCAACCAATGGACTCTAATATTTGTTCCGAATAATTATTTTCGTATATGTAATTCTTTAATTCTCTTGTATCCAAGTTGCCACCTCCAATTAATTAGTATCTTTAGTTTTCTTTATGATATAACCTATATTTTTCCATATGTTTAGATTCAAATCTATCTCAAATAACATAATTTTATCCTTACTACCAGCTCTATTCTTATCTGGTTTTATACAAAAATATTGTTTGTTTAAATCCAAATTTTCTGCATTAACTTCTCCCCAAGAATCACACTCTAATACCATCTGGTACTTGTGATATTCTTCTTTGTTCAACTTTTTGCCAATGTTCAAAATATCAGCCACATGCTTAATTTGTTTTGCATTTGCAATATTATTACTACTAAGACTAAAAATATCTGTAAACACAGTTTCGTCACTTAACTGAAATACGGCATATCCGCTCATACGTAATTCTTTTGTAAGTTCTTTCAGTTTAGTGGCAAATTGTTTTATTTGTGACCAATCATCTGTGTTGTATCCTTTCAATGTATCATAGCCATAATATTTTATATTTTGAACCATTTTTGCTTTACGCAATTCAAATTCAATTCTTTCTGAACTATAGTCGTCACCGACATCTTTAAACATGACCTTACCCTTTCGGTCACTACTATCAATCCAGTCCGTAACTTTTTTTACATTCCAATATTCATCTGATGTATCTTTTATTCGCCTTATGTACTCGTCATTACTTTCAATATATATACCGTCATCGTCAATTTTTCGTCTGATAATATTTCCGTCATTATCATGATAAACACCTAATACTATCTCTTTTTCTGGCTTATTTATATATACTCCATGTAAATCTTGAAACTCTTTATTATTGATAACTGTAGTAATTAAACAACTACGAAGATCTTCCTCATCCATTTCATTGCTCATAAGAAAAAAGTTTTCATCTTGTACAAGGGCTACATAAGCGGCTAGCAAAACAAGCTTTCTTGTCTTACCTTCATTTGAAAGAAACCCTTCAAATAAAACTTTTGTTTCTCTAAGACCAAGATAATATTCATTATACATATACCAAGGAAACGGCAATCCAAAGTTTGGTTTTTCCAAGTATTTATCTATTTGAGCTGAATTTTTATTGGTAAGCTCAACCGCTTCTTCACCGGCATTAATCACTGTATTGATTTTATCTGCCTTTGTGCGAATAATTCTATAAATATCATTAGGTGACATTTTATCAAAATTTCTATGAGACAATATTTTTTCAACAGGGAATCCATTTCGACCATATTCTCTAATTAATGAATATTTTTTTACTGTATTAAAATAATTTTTTATATCG